AGACAGTACTGGTGGCGGCGCAAATTTAATGGTAAATGACTTATTTGTAAAAGCAAATATTAACGAAGTTAATCCAGCTATGGCAAACTTTACAATTTACCGCCGCAGAGCAGAAGGCGCTACCCAAGCAGTTAGTGCAAAAATTACAGACCAAGTTCCTGCAAACCCAAGTGCATCAGTATCGTTTAACTTAGAAGAAACTGTTGTAGGGTCAGCTACAAGAACAGAAAAGACTATTACAATTGCATCAGGCGGCTTAACAGGCGGCTCAGGAGATGCTGACGTAATAGCTGGTGCAATTAATGCTGTGAACTTTACTAATATTGTTGCATTAGTTGATAGTAGCAATAGACTTGTACTACAACATAAATTAGGTGGTGATATACGCATCGACGATACCGACTTATTGTTTAACGCAATGGGATTTGCAACAAGTGGTAACGCTGCTACAGCAAACTTATATACTGCACCGTCAGGTGACACCGATAACGAGTATGTTGTTTCTAACTGGGAACCATTAACCTATACTCCAGACGACGACGAACCACTAAGCTTAACAGCTGACGGAGAACTATGGTATAGTTCAGTTGTAGACGAAGTAGATATTATGATTCACAATGGTAGCACATGGGTAGGATATAAAAGTACCGACGGCGGATACGAAGATACAGACCCACAGGGACCTATTGTAAGTGCAAGTAAACCAAGCGAACAGTCCGACGGTTCAGATTTAGTAGACGGAGATCTTTGGATTTCTACAGCAGATATTGGAGATTATCCTGCAATTTACCGTTATAACGGCACATTAGCAGACTTTGTATTGCTTGATAAGACTGATCAAACAACTGAGAATGGTGTACTATTTGCAGACGCACGTGAAGCAACAGACGGCGGTAGTCCAACAGTTGCTCCTGAATCAACAATTGCAGAATTACTAGAGAGTGACTTCTTAGATCCAGACGCACCAGATCCTGCACTATATCCAAAAGGTATGTTGTTATGGAATTTACGTAGAAGCGGATTTAATGTTAAGCGTTTCGAGCGTAACTACATTGATGTTGATGGCGATAACGGTCGTTTCCAAGCAATCGGAAACAGCGGATCACTTGAAGATCAACCGATGAGCGATTACTATCCACATCGTTGGGTAACTGATTCAGGTAACAACGAAGATGGTTCAGGCACATTTGGACGTCATGCACAACGTAAATCAGTAGTACAAGCACTACAGGCAATGGTAAACAGTAACCAAGATATACGTGATGAAGAATCGCGTCAGTTTAACTTAATGGCAACACCGGGTTATCCAGAGCTAATTGGCGAAATGATCACATTAAACTATGACAGACGTTTAACAGCATTTGTTGTAGGTGACACTCCGGCAAGATTAACACCTGATGCAACTTCATTAAATGAATGGGCAACTAATGTTAACTTAGCACCTGAGGATAATGACGACGGCGCAGTAAGTAGAGACGAATACATGGCAATGTACTATCCATGGGGCTTTACAAGCGACAACTTTGGTAACAACGTAGTTGTTCCGCCAAGTCATATGGCGCTACGTACAATGGTACTAAACGATCAAGTGGCGTTCCCCTGGTTTGCACCAGCAGGTACAAGACGCGGCGGAGTTACAAATGCTACAGCAAGTGGTTACATTAACAGCGAAGGCGAATTTGTAACAGTTGCGTTGAACACAGGACAACGTGATACACTTTATGCACAGAATATTAATCCAATTACATTTATATCAGGCGCAGGCTTAGTTGTATTTGGACAAAAGACTCGTGCAAGAAATGCAAGTGCATTGGATCGTGTAAATGTAGCACGTCTAGTTGTTTACTTACGTGGACAGTTAGAACTACTAGCAAGACCATACTTGTTTGAACCAAATGACAAGATCACACGTGATCAAGTTAAAGCGGCAGCAGATTCACTTCTTCTAGAACTTGTAGGTCTAAGAGCACTTTACGACTTCCTAGTTGTGTGTGACGAATCAAACAACACACCGGCAAGGATCGATCGTAATGAGCTTTATCTAGATATAGCAATCGAACCAGTGAAAGCAATTGAATTTATTTACATTCCGTTGCGTATTAAGAACACAGGAGAAATTGCAGCACTAGGATAATATGCGCAGTTATTGGGCGGGGAATTAACCCCGTCCAAATGTGTATAAATACTACTGTAATAGGAGAATAGAATGCCAATCACAACACTACAGAATATTAGCATACCAACAGAAGGCGCAGGTTCTAATAGTTCTTTATTAATGCCAAAGCTACAATATCGCTTTAGAGTATTTTTAGATAACTTCGGCACAACAGGTGGCCCTGATGGTGTTAGAGAAGTTTCGAGACAAGTTGTTGACGTTACTCGTCCAAACTTGTCTTTTGAACAAATGACAATTGACGCTTACAACTCAAGAACATATCTTGCAGGTAAGCACACATGGGAACCAATTACCCTTACACTACGTGAAGATGCAAACAACAACGTACAAAAAATTGTTGGACAGCAACTACAAAGACAGTTTGACTTCTTTGAGCAGTCAAGCGCAGTATCGAGTGGTAGTTATAAATTCCAAACTAGAATTGAAATACTAGACGGTGGCAACGGTGCTCAAGGACCAAACGTACTTGACAGATTCCACTTAGTAGGCTGTTACATTGAATCAGCAAACTATAATACTTTAGCCTATGCAACTAACGAACCAGTAACAGTTGCATTAACATTGCGTTACGACAATGCTATCCAGTTTGGTGCAGACGACGACTTTAACGGTGTCGGAGAGCCAACTGTACGTGCAGGCGTCGGCACAACAGGCGGAACACAAGTTACCAACTAATACTTTTTGGTTGGTTTCTATTCAGAGCGAGGACTGGCAACAGTTCTCGCTTTTTTATTATCTACGTACTTAATATATAAGGATAAATATTTGTATGAGTATAACAGATCCATATCTAGTAAACACAGATTTAAATTTACACATGCGCGATGCAAGGCATGCGCATAATCTATATACTGAACATACATTTGCTCTTGCACCTAAAGCTAAGTTCTTATATCATGTGTTATTCCAGCCTAGACCCGATGTAGGCGATAATACTACAAAGAATACTTTTAAATTCCAAAAAGAAATCGGAGTACTGGCAAAAAATACAGATTTACCAAGTTTCAGAGTATCTGTCGAAAATAAACAACAGTATAACAGAAAAAAGAATGTACAAACACGAATAGATTACCAAGATGTAAGCATTACGTTACATGACGATAATACTGGCATTACTAGATCTTTATTAGAAGAATATTATCGTTATTATTTTAATGACGGAAATTTAGATATTAATAAAGGCGCATTTGCTCCGAGAGATATAAATTACAAAACTACTCCTAAAAAATACGGATTAAGCACAGGCACAGTTATGCCATTCTTTGCTAACATTACAATATATCAATTAGCAAGAAGAAAATGGAACGCATACACGTTAGTAAATCCATTACTTACACAATGGGATCATGGCAACATGGATCAAAGTGCCGGTGCTGAGTTTAACGAACACAAGATTACTGTTGCGTACGAAAGTGTATTATATACTAGAGGCGAAGTTAACGAGCAAGGCGAACCGATCGGATTCGGTGATGCTGATACGCGATATGATCAAGTAATGAGTCCTATAACATATAAAGACGAACAAATTGCCACAAACATTTACAATATGCCTGATCCTGCATTAATTAATGATACAGGAATATTTGGACTTGGTAATTTATTACCTAGATTTAATAACACATCTCAAAGTTCAAGCGGCGGATTGTTAGATACTATTACAGGATTTTTGGGTGGCGGACTATCACAAACTAGAGTACCTAATCCCGATAGTCAAAATACAACTACAATTAGTAATGCGCTGTCGAGAGATGTTAGATCCCTTGACGGTGCAACTATTTCGAGAGAACTTAGATCAAACGCAAGTGCTAGACAAAGCTTTGTAAATCAAGCATTGAATAGTGGCGATGCTGGAGTATCGAGGTCCGATTTTAATAATTTATCGTCGTCACAACAAGGTGCACTAACTGATTCTTTAATCGATTCAGCAGGAAGTAGTACGAAACTAAAAAATATGGCATCACAAGCTATAAGTGCAAGTAGAGGTTAAAATGAAAGCAAGATCAGACTCAATACAACGTGAAATAAAAGACGCTACAAGGAAATTTTTTGATAATTATTATAATCAAGAAATTAACTATACACCAGAAGAAGTTGATGCTGTTATCGGTTATTTTTTAAAAAGAGGATTTGAAAAAATAGCTGCTGTAAATACAGCGAGTGTCTTACTACAACAAGCAAGTCAAGATCAAATAAATGTATATGCATTAGTCGATACCTTAAAAGGTATTAGCGATGTACAACTGAGTAATATTGTAGCACAAATATTAAATCTCAACAGATCTAAGACTAGCACACTAGGATATAAAGTTCCGGCTCAGACGCAACTTTTTGATCAAAGAAATATAGCAGTATGATATGGGACGATTTGCTCAAGGTAAATTTAACCTCAAAAATCCTCAAAAATATGTAGGTAAAAAGACTCCTACATATCGCTCAGGTTGGGAATTTCATTTTATGAAATTCTGCGACGAGCACCCTAGTGTAACACAATGGGCAAGCGAGGCAATACGAATACCTTATCGTAATCCGCTTACAGGTAAACAAACAATATACGTACCAGACTTTTTTATTGCTTATTCAGACAAAGGAAATAAGCAACGTGTAGAACTAATCGAAGTTAAACCGGCAAATCAAGCACAAAGAGAAAAGCTCGGAAAGAGTCAAGTAAATCAAGCACACTATGTTGTAAATCAAGCCAAATGGGAAGCTGCTAGAGCTTGGTGCAAACAAAAAGGTATATTTTTTAGAATAGTAACTGAAGACGATATTTTTCATACAGGCAGAAGAAGATAAATAATAGTAGCATATAATGGAATGGAACCATGACTAAAAAATTAGAAGATCTTTTAAACTTGCCCGATTCTAAAGAAATAATAGAACAAGCAGAAGCTCAAGAAGAGGATCAAAAACAACACCAACTCGAGGCTCAAGAGCAAACGTTCAGAGATATAGCCGAGTTTGATAAAATATCATCTGCACTGCCAGCTGTTAAAGGCTTAGGCGATATGGCTGACAAAGAGCTCAACGAAGTAGCAGATAAAGCTATGCAAGCATACGAAGATCTAATGGATTTAGGCATGAATGTAGAAAGTCGTTACAGTGGCAGAGTGTTTGAAACAGCCGGCGGCATGCTTAAGACATCTCTAGATGCTAAAGTTGCTAAACTAGATAAAAAATTAAAAATGGTTGAGCTACAGCTTAAAAAAGAGAAAATGGACAAAGACAGTGGCTCAGGCGATGACGGAATGATCAACGGCGAAGGGTATGTTGTTACTGATAGAAATAGTCTGTTAGAGAAGTTAAAAGGTCTCGATAAAGATAAATAACATATAATAGGATAAGAGCGCAATGAAGTCTTTTAAAGAAATTTTAACAGAGTCTAAAAAAACTTACGAATTCAAAATTGGAATTGCAGGAGAAATGCCTGAAGGATTTCAAGATAGTTTAGAGTCATCTTTACAGAAATTTAATTTATTAAATATCTCAACTGGAAAAAAGACTCCTATACAAGAACGTCCATTAGATTTCCCACAATTACAAAACATGGAAGTTACCTACTTCGAAACAGAAGTTGAGTACCCAACAACTCCGCAAGTTATGCAAGAATACATAGGCGACTGTTGTAGCATTCCGCAAAGTCACATAATTGTACGCAATGCAAACGATCCTAGAGAAGAGTATCAAGAAACTAAAGACGATGCTCCGTACGAATCAAAGCTTAATACTGAGGAACTTGGCGGCGAAAGCGCACAAGATGCAGTTGGAGAAAATAGAGTTATGGAACTCTTAAAAGAGCTTGAAAAAGTACGTGAAGAAAATAAACACGGAGGCGCAGAAGGCGCACCTGTCGGTGAATCACAAGACATCGATAGCAGTGAAAATACAAAAAGTCCGATAGGGAGCTAACAATGTCAGATATGAAGAAACTTTTAGAGTCATTAGATGAATGCGGTATGAACGAAATGCCCGGTGAAATGCCTCCGGCACCAATGGAGCAAGGCGATCCAGTAAGAATGAATGTAAACATTAGTGCAGCAGGTAAAGAACATGTTGCTGACCTAATGGACATGATGAAAAATGCAGGTATGGCAGGCGCCGAGCCAGTAAGTGCTAAAACACTTGCACCGCGTCTAGATATGGAAAGACTACGCGGTATTGTAGACGAACCAAAAATGGACGAACCAAAAATGAAACTTCCAGCACCAGAAGAAATGGAAGACGATGTTGAAGAAGAAGGCTACGACAATGAGCCCGATCCAGAATACCAAGATCACAAGTATATGACTAAAGATCTAAGTGGCGGTCTTAACCGTGAGAAGAAATCATATGCTGCTGCACAAGATGGTGATAATGCTATGGCTGTTGAAGCTATCAAAGCACAACTAATGGCAGCACTAAGCGAAAAGAAAAAGCCAGATGCTGATGGCGATGGTGTTCCAGACTGGGCAGACAAGAAACCAGGCAAAGATGATAACGCAGGAAAGTCAAAAGGTAGCAAGCCTAAAAAAGGTGAAGTACCTCCACAGTTCAAAAAGAAATAAGCTACGATGGGGTAGTATCAAATAGGACCTTCGGGTCCTATTTTTTTGGTTAAATATAGTATGAGCAATAAGTCATTAGACGGCGTCTTAATTAAGAAAGCCAACAAACAAGAAACTTATACAAACGAGCAAGTTGAAGACTTGATGAAGTGCATGGATCCTGATGAAGGATATTTGTACTTTGCTCGCAAGTTTGCATACATTCAACACCCTGTAAAAGGCAAGTTGTTGTTTGATCCATTTGAATATCAGCTACGTTTGATGCACAGTTATCATAACTATCGCTTTAACATTAACATGATGCCTAGACAAACAGGCAAAACTACCTGTGCTAGTATCTATCTTGCTT